CATTCGTTCGAGCAAATGAAGTCGATTGGGCAGGGTGCGGTTGCAGTGGGCACTACGCGTGTCACATTACCCGCGGACTTCAAGGAGCTTCAGGACGGGCGGTACCCGGTGTTTGATTCAGTGGCCAACAGTCTGGTCCCGGTGTTCACGCGTCCGGAAGTTGAGAAACTTCTTGGGCAGAGCAATGCTCTCGGGCTGCTTCCGAAAAACAGTTTCATCTATACGCAGGACTTCACGGCCGGCACCCCCACGTTCAATCTGGATCTTCCGGCTCCCGACACGGTATCGCATTTGGTGACGATGAATTATTTCGCGTACCCGGCGGCCGTGACTGATCCGACGCTAACGGCGCCCCTGATCACGTACTACTTCAACATGGTTTTCCAGAAGTCCGCCGCCCTGGCGTTTGACTCAATCACTGACCCGGCCGGGCTCGTCCACGAGGAAGCTTACCAGAAGATCCTAGCCCCGTACATTCAGGAGGACCTCGAGGCGTCCCAGGCCGACATCACGGGGAAGCGCACATGAACCTTGGCCTAATGCAGACGCTCATTACGCTGGCTCTGAAGTCGGCGCAGGAGCCGTACATGGGTACGATTCCGACCCTTATCAATGAGGGGATAAACCAGCTGTGCCAGAGGCGCTCGTGGCAGTGCATGAAGCTGACGATTCCGTTCACGCTGAACGTGACTGGTCCGGGTCCATTCACGTATGTTCTGCCTGCCACGTTCAAGGAACTCCAAAGCGGGGCGAACTCGCTCTACGCTTCCGATGGAACCCCGTACGGGAACAGCCTGTGGAGGATCTTCACACGCCAGGAAGTAAACCGCCTCACGCAGATCGGGGTAAACGTAGCCGAGAGAACTGCGTACTTGGAGCAGGACCCGGCGAACAATAACCTCTGGACGATTTATTTTCCGGGTCCAATGGACCAGGGGTCGCTGCCGCCGGACTCGCAGTTCCAAGTGGACACGTACTCGTATCTGGCGCCTCTGGTGAACCCGGCGGACTCGAACGACCTCACTTCCCGGTACCCGATGCTCGTTATCGAGATGTGCAAATTCCTCGTCTTTTCGCTGGGTTCTGATGCAGACTCCATTGCGATGAAACAGGAGGCATCGCGCATGATCGAGGGTGGCCCGGGGTTCACCGGGTACTTCCGGCAAGCCTCCGCCGACGACAACTCCCACGCGGTTCGCGGCCGAACCTCCCGCATGATGGGGTTCTAAGACTACCATGCTACTCACTCCCTTCGATCCCACCCAGCCGCCGGATACGGGCTTCGTGTCCGCGGGAGCAGCCGCGATTCGAAATCTCACGCAGCTGATCATCAATTTCCTGTCGGTGTCATTCAATATGACGACGGGGCAGTTGAACCCGGCAGCGGTCCCCAACGGCCTTCCGACTCCCTACGGCTCAGCGGGCACGGTCCTGACGTCCACAGGCTCGGCAACCTCTCCCACGTGGAATGTGCCGGGTACCCTGATCACGGGCATGGTCGTACACTGGCCTGCACCAACAGCGCCTGCGGGTTGGCTCAACTGCGATGGATCTACGCCCCTGATCGCGACCTATCCGGCCCTGGCGGCACTCTTGGGCGTTACCTTTGGTGGAAACGGGACCACGACCTTCGGGCTTCCCGATTCGCGCGGCCGCGTTCTTGTGGGCATCGGAACGGGCACGGCCTCTGACGCGACTGCGTGGTCTGTGGGCCGGACGACCGGCACGGAGACCGACACCCTCACGATCAACCAGATCCCGAACCACTCGCACAGCTACGCGTGGGCTCAGTACAGCGGCCCGCATCAGAACGGTTCCCAGCCGCCGGGCGTGTACCCGGTTGTGACCGGCGAGGGCAGCACGAGCTCGACGGCGGTCGGCGGCAATACGATCACCCCTTCCACGACGGACCCGCACAACAATTTGCAGCCGTCCCTTGGGATGAACTGCATCATCAAGACGTGAGTTCATGCGCCGTGCATCAGGAGGCTTTGAGGTACCGATTGTAGCTCCGACACTCGGGTTGATCACCCGGGTAAGCTCGGAGGAGCCGGACGTGCGCTCGGCGGCCGTGGCATCAAATGTTCGCTTTGAGAAGGGTGTTGCGAAGAACGCCCAAGGGATGAAGACCATGACGCTAACGCCTGGTTTAGACTCAGCGGCGAACATGATCTTTCAGACGCAGTTCTACCAGCCGTCGCTTAATGTGGGGATCGTGGGCACGGCGAGGAAGATCTACTCGATTACGACCCCGGGCGATGCGAGCAAGGCGAGCCTTTTCCAGCTTTACGACTACGGCTCCAACGTGGCCGGAATAAGGAATCGGATCGTGGGATGCTCGTTCTACGACAAATGCGTGTTCGCGCAGCCCAACTCTGAGATGGTCTTCTGGAACGGGCTAAACTCGCTCATGCTGCCCGTGATCGGTTTGGACCCAAACCAGAGATTTCAGGGCGTAAACGTGTTCAGAAACTACGTCGTCGCTTGGAGCGGGAACATCTTCCAGTGGTGCGCAACGGACGATATGACCTGCTGGATTCCGGTCGGGTCAACCGCGACCTCCGCGCTCCTTCACACGACGCAGCCTTTCACGATGCCCCCGCTGGACGGGATAACGACCTCCGGCTGGATCTACGTCGATTCCGCCACGGCTGCGCTTCTCGCGGTCGGGCAGTTCATGAGCATGATCTACGGGGGTACCACGACCTATTTCTCGGTCACGGCGACGATCCCAGCAACGGGGGAGTCAGGGCAGGTTTCCGGATTTTCTCAGATGGTTCCCATCGCGGCGACGCAGGACATTTTCGTCAACACCTTCATCCCCTATACGGTAGGAGGTCAGCTTTATTTCGAGAACAACTCTGCGATCCTCACCGTCACGACGGACGCTATCGCCCCTGACGCGACGATCTGCCAGCTTGCGGCCCAGTTCACGGCTCCCTCCGTTGGGCAGCAGGTAACGGTTTCGACGACCACAGCCCCTCAGTTCACCTCGGGAAACTATGTGTCCGTGGGTCCGTACCCGAACGCGGGGATCGACATCTACCTGGTCGTGGGCGTGAACCTATCCGCCAACACGATCACTTTGATGAAGACGTCCACTCAGTTCACCCAGGCGACGATTCATTTCGCCGGGGAGTTCATCGTGGGCCAACCTCACGTGACTGTGGCCAACAATTCGGCTGTCGTTGCTTCTGGAAACTTCAGCACGTCCCTCCTCGAATGCTATGGGTTCCAGGCCACGACAGAGGTGCTCACAGGAGCTCTCGCCGCGGGAACCGTGATCGCAACAGATACTGAGATCCTCTCCGTCGATGCGAATGGGGCCGGTCAGGTCGAGAACGCGGGTGTCCAAGTGAACGGCCCTCTTCTCTGGTTCGACACGCTCGGTGACTACGGGTACATCTTCAAGAACCGATCGGTCCAGTCAGTCCAGTACGTCGGTATCGACCAAGGTACATTCTTCATCCGGCCCGAGATTACAAACGAGGGGCTGCTCGGGAACTATTCATTTTGCAAGGTCGCGGCAAACGCCGGGGTGCCGGGAGCTCCCGCAGTGGATACGATGTATTTCTTCGGCAATCGTGAGATCTACAAGTACACGGGAGGCAATCAGCTGGCAGCCGTGGCGCGGCAGCACTCGGTAGAGGTGTACGCAGAGCTCGACCGGACGCGGGCGAATGAGATTGTAGGCTACCACAACGAGGCGAGCTTTGAAGTCTGGTTTGCGTACCCGGTGATCGGTGGGTCCTCCTCAGATGCCTCGTATCGGGTTCTGATCTACAATTACATTGAGGACTCCTGCACGATCGACGACTACGATCCGTCCGTTCACCCGGCTCTTATTCTTCATGGGATCACGGCCGTTGCCCGGCTCAACCTCGCTCAAAATATTCCGTGGAACCAGGCACAGGGTTCGTGGGTTGCCCCCCTGTCGTGGCCGGCCTCCCAGTCGTGGCAGGGCTTGAATAGCGACGCACCTCTGGACTACTCCGTTGCAGGATTCCAGCTTAATGAAGCTAAGGGCGCCCCGACGCTCGCCCTTCTTAACCAAGGGTACGACCGGGACGGGAACGCAATGCTCTGCCAGTATGAGACCGCCGACTTCGATGCCCGGGACTCCCAAGTCTGGAAATACCACGACACTCTTCACATCAATTTCCAAGTGATTCCCGGTCTCGTGATCGGTACGAATCCCCTCGTCGTAACAGTCCAGATTGGCTCAAGGAAGAACCTCGACTCATCCCTCGTGTGGTCCAACCCCGTGGAAGTGAACTGTCAGGGTGACGGAAATTATGTGACCAAGGCCGACATAAGGCGCATGGGTCGATATCTCCGTGTCCGGATCAACAGCAACCAGATTAATTGCGGCTGGCGTATCTCGAAGATGGTTCCGGAAGGTAGGCTGGGAGGGCCGTATTGATGGCCTCAATCGAGCCCATTCCTGTAACCGAGTTCCCCCGGTCCGTAGTTCAGGACAACACCTCAGACGCGGGGCAGCTTCAATCCTCCGTCCAGAAATGGGCGAAGGAAGTGTCGCTGGCTATGCGGAACATGAATTCGACGGTTCAGAACCTGAAGACGGCGGCTGCCTCAACGCCGACGGCCTCGACGACGACGACGACACCGGCAGGGGCAGCCGCTTCAGTTTCCGAGACGATTCAGGCGGCGGGTCTAAACGGATGGTCTCCGGTCTTTGCCCTTATCAATTATTCAGGGGCCGTGATCCTGAAGCTCGTATCGTGGGCTGGGGGAACCGGAAATCCTCCTGCCTCAGGGCTCTACGTTGGTCCTGCGGGGTTCGTGTCCAACCCAGGAGCGGCGACAAACCTAATAGGACCGGCGGCGTCTTCGGGAGGAATTACGGCGCAGATGGTTTTCAGCGCGACGTCCACGTCAGCCCCTCCTCCCGCGGGAGGAGTCATATTTGATAACTCTACGTTTGCTTCGATTGCGAATGTGTACGTGAGCAATGTTGATCGAAACGGGATAAACGTGTCATCGGTGCTGGGTCAGATCGGCGTGGGGTCCCTGATCAATGTGTTCCAGCAGAGCCCGAGCCTGGCCTACACCTTTGCCACGTTTATTGTGACGGCGGCCGTAGTTCACTCAGGGTACTACCAGTTTACGGTGTCGCCCCTCTCGGGTCAGGTACTTCCCGACGTTCAGCCTGTGGGGTTTTCGTTTACAGGGTCAGCGGGAACGGGGAATGTAACTGGAGCAGCCTCTTCGACAAACGGAGACTTCGCCCTGTTCTCGGGAACCTCTGGAAAAGTGCTCAAGGACACGGGCGTATCGGCTGCTAGTTTTGATTCGGCGGGTGCAGCTGCGGCGGCTCAAGCGGCGGCGATCGCAGCTAGCGATCCGGCGGGGTCTGCGACGGCAGCCCTAGCTCTCGCATTACTAAAGGCGAACAACCTGTCCGACTTATCAAGTTCTGCGGCAGCCCGACTCAACTTGGCGAATAATCAGCAGGCGACCGGAATCACCGGAGCGTACACCATTAATTTCGCAGGTCAGGAAAACCTTTCACTGACTTTATCAGGGGCTACTACTTTCGCGTCATCTGGCTTAGTGTTCGGGAGAAAGATTCTTCTGAATCTACTAAATCCTACAGGCGGGGCTATTGCGCTCACGTGGCCGGCGTGGTTCTCAGGGGGTCCCGCCACGATCCCGGCAAGCATCCCCGCGACCACTACGCTTCAGATTAGGATATATGCTCTAAGCACGACCGATGCGTCGGTCATGTACTACTACGTGGCCCCAGCTACGGGAGGCGGAAACGTAAGCGGGCCGGGGACGACTGTCTCGGGGAACGTGGCGTTGTGGAACAACATAACTGGAACGCTTCTGAAGGATGGCGGGACTCTCGGGACTGCGGCGTTCGCCGCAACAGGTGCGTTCGACGCGGCGGGGGCGGCCACAGCTGCACAAGCTGCCGCAATCGCAGCTTCGGTACAACGTTCTTGGATTACTGGAATATTCAACGTGCGCGCGTACGGGGCGCTAGGCGATGGGACGACCGACGATACCGCGTCGATCGGGCCGGGGGCTGGAAGCGCGATAAACGCGCTCGTGGCCTATTCGTCATTGAATTCGAGCGGTACCCTCTATTTCCCTTCTGGAACTTACAAAGTGAGCGCGGCGCTGGCTATCGCGATCACGACTAGCCCAAGAAAATTTACGATCAAGGGGGACGGTCAGTTTTCGTCTGTTATTTACCAGACGGCGAGCGCCGTGGACGGGATTACGGTAACGCTCCCACTCAATGGCTCTAGCCAAGCCATGAGTTCAGTCGAGGTTTTTGATCTCGGGTTCGAGACGAATACGACACCAGCCTGCGCCCTCCGGGTCACTTATGGAGCTACGTCTTCAGGTTCTGCTGAAGCTGGTCCGTGGGTCGCTATTCACGATATTAACATTCAGTCTTCAACCAACCAGGTCGTGAGTCAGGGATTTAATAACGGCATATATTTGAACGGAATTTGGAAGTGCATGGTTGATCGGATTCACGGGTGCGGGGGAGCTAATGGATCGGCCGCAGTGATCACAAATGGGACGCTTCCAACAACGGGAGGGTCGGTGGGAGGAGGGGGTGCTCTTATAACGGTTTACGGGGGTCAGAACTGCACGATCGCAAACATCTACGGGAGCTACTGGCAATGGGGGATTTATTTTGGAAATGGGTCGAGTGGGCAGGGCATGGGGACATGCAACATGACCAATGTTATCCTCGTCGCGGTTTACCGTGGATTTCAGAATGCCTCGGGTACTAATATTTCCAACTTCAATTTCTGTAACTGGCTGATAGACCAAGGAAACCTTACCCCGAATGCGGGATTGGCGAACGTGGCCATCTGGATCGAGGGCGGCACAGGGCTATCGGCTAATAACCACATGATGACCAACGTGTCGTTCACGATGGTCGCAGGCACGTCTTCGTCTTACGGGGTGTATCTCAACAACGTGGTCAAGGGGAGCTTCAATATTACGATCTACGCTGCCCCGACAGGAGGAGGGGTATACCTAGCAGGAGCCTCGAACTACAATATGTTCCAGGGAGGAACCTACGCGTCAGGGCTATTCACGATTGCCGGTACAAGTGACTACAATGCGGTGAACAACACCCAAACGGTAAACGCGTCAGCTTTGACGATAACGTCTTCAGGTACTCACAACATCCAGAAGACCACGCTCTTCTAGGACGCTCTAATCTTGACTGGCGGACAAATAATTTCCTACTGTCAAGTTCCAATGAAGAAGCTGTTTGCGCGACTAGCCGTCGCCTTTTGCTGCGCTACCGCAGCCCTTCGCGGTCAGAGCACGTTCACAAACGCGACTTTGAACGGCGTGCTCACGATCAACGCCTCGCAGATCCAGGGGTCGTCCTACATTCCTCCCGCGATGCTGGGTACCGGGATTCCCTCGAGCTCTACGGTCCTATATGGAGACGGAGCATGGCGCGCGAACACCCAGCAGATCCCGTCCTACGCGGGGCTCGCCGGGTACGTGCTCTCGAATACGGGGACGTCCCTCGTGTGGCTGAACTCGGGCGGACTAGGCGTCAGTTTGCAGCAGTCGTTCACCCAGGCGAACTCATTTGTCGCCGGCCAGCCGGTAGTGATCCTGAACACGGGTGTTGTCGCACCCTCTGTTTCGAGTACGACTTTCAGCAGTGCGGTCGCGTTCGGCGTGATTCAATCCGCGGGGCTAAGCTCCACCGGATTCACAGTCGTTACCCACGGCCAGTGTGTTGTGACAGGAGGGACGTTCACACCCGGCGCTCCGTACTATGTGCCCACCTCCGCGACAGTCGTCACGTCGATTGCCCCTTCCTCGAATGGATTCTTTCTTACGCCGATCGCAATCGCGCTTAACTCCACAACTTTGATCGTCAACCCTCAGACGCCCTCGACCATTGGGGGCGACATAACGGGAAACAGTTTTCTTGCCACAGGCACATTCGGAGGGTCGTACAGTGCTGGGGCTGTGGTTGACTACGCAACTGGGAATGGTCGGATCAGCGTGGGTTCGGGCGCCGCGATTACTTTTTACACCGGGGGTGTGGGGACAACTGCCATGGCTCAGTTATCCCCCACGGGGTTCACCGATTACGGCACCTTCACCGTCAGTGGCAGCGGAGCGGTGAACTTGGGCAGCGGGACGACGACGGTGGGAGGGCAGTTAATCCCTAGCGGCGGGTTCGGAGGTTCGCTCCCTACGCCTTCGGCCAACGGGCAATTCTACGTCGGCATCAGCGGTTCTGCGGGCGCTCAGATTACGGGACAAGGAAGCTCTCAGGATGTCACGATCTACAATAAGGCTCTTTCGGCTGTGGCCTATGTTCCCACTGGAACAACGAACTGGCACGTAGCGGGCAACCTAATAACGGACGGCACCTCGACGCTGACGGGGGCGGTGACGGTGGGGGCACTAACGTCAAACGGAAGCGTATCACTCAAGTCCGGTTTAGCAGTCGCGTTCTACGACTCTGCCAA